AAGCCTGCCTGAGCCCCTCATTGTTGACCCGCTGAATATCACCTGTTTCTTTTTCTTGCACCACTCTTCGAGAAGGTTGTACATTCGTATTGCATCCGATTGGTTTTTACATATCACAAACTCAATGTCCAGATCATATTTGAATATCACCTTGTTTCCGTAGATATATATTATGATAGTATTGTATCCTTCGTCGATCTTTTGATCAATGAAATTCTCAAAAACCCAAGTGAACGTTTTCCTGTCGGTTTTCGGATTGTATCCATATACCCAAAATGTTTCTTCGACCAAGCATGGTATCTTGTCGAAAATCACCCAATCTTTATCTGTGTACCTATGCTCAATGAATTTCCCGTATTCGTTCCTTAACATTGACGAGTTATCCGAAGAGTCCGGTTTTGCGCGTTTAAGAAGTACGTATTCTGACAAATATTCGTATATTTCTTTGTTTTTACGTCCATTGTTCACATACATTTTAGGGAACACGACGTTTGAATTTTTTATTGACAGTATTCTTTTTGCGCATTCGACTTCTTTCAAGTCGTGGTAGGTACCAATGTATTTTTCTTGGCGGCGGAAATCGAAACGTATGATTTTATAATCCCACGTTTCTTGCCATCTCCTTCCGCGCATCTTCTTCTTTTTCTTTGCGCCAGGTTTCTTGTGACGGCCAACCTTCTTCTTGTAATAATAATATTTTGTCTCAGTCATACCATGTAAAATATATTAGAATTTTGGAAATTAAGAATATTTTAGTACATTTGCATTGTACAAACCAAAAAAATTTAGGAAAAATGAAGAAAATTTTTGGACTGATTGCAGTCGCTATTATGATTATGTCCTGCGGGACAGCAAAGTATTCCGCCAATGACGGCTATTACACCTCCAACGGAACCGGTGTCAGTGTGGACCGTGACATTTCTTACGATTTGGCGCTCACCAATGCGCTTAACAAGGTGAATATCAATAACAGTGTGTCCGTAAACGGAAACACAGTTCGCGAGTACGATTCCAAGAGCACTACCAAGGGCAAGGACGTTGAGAACGTCCGCTACGGCGAGCTCGTGACCACCAAGAGCAAGATGGATGCCTACGGTATTAAGGTTACTAAGGAGAAGTACTCAAAATTGCGCGAAGAGGGAAAAGAGAAACACAAGTGCTACGTAGAAATAGCCATTCCAAAGGAAAACGTAGAGTAATACAGAGATGAAGAAGGTACTGCTTATCATCGCCATCCTTTTCGGATGGGTTTACGCGAACGCGCAAGATTTCACCCCGTCCGACTCGTATCTTTACGGGGTCGGTATTTCAGCCGACGAGGAAAGCGCGGACAGCGTAGCGATGCTGTCCTTGTCCAGAAGCATTTACACCAAGGTAACGAATGAGTCGAAAAGGACGGTCTCCGAAGAGAATGGGTCCTATAGTAGCTCCTTTACCAAAACAACAGGGCTTAATTCGAGCATAGGGATTTCTGGTGCTAAAAAGGACGTAAGTATCAACGGTGATGGGCAGTATGTTGTTTATCGGTACATCAACAAAAGTGAGTATATAAAGGAGAGACTCGGTAGATATGCCGAACACATGAAGGCCGGTGAGGAACTATCAAAGAAACAGTATATGGATTCGACCAAGCACAAGCTTAACCTCGCCCTCGGCCATTTCTACCGCGCATACGAAGCCGTGTCTGATACCACCGGCCTGTTCGGTCTCTTATATGGATTTGACAATGCGAAATCGCTTTCTTCCGTATCTCTGAAAAGGATAGAGGAAACCTATTATTGCCAGTGGGAAGATGTGTGCGCCAATCCTTCGGATGGCCTTGATAATTCGAACGGTTTCAGGGAAGTGTACGCATATTCCGGAATGTTTTCCGCGAAATATCTTTATGCGTTTGAATATTTCGATGGGGCCAAATGGTCAAAGCCGGTTCAATTCTATAACGATAGAAATTCTTTTTATACCACATACGACGATTCCATAGGCGATGAATCGTTCTCGAAAGCTGTTGTTAAATTTATTCCGAAGTTTGATGAACGTGGTAAAATTTGTATATTGGAGTACCGTTGGTTGTTTGAGGAGAAAATCGACGGGATATATTACAAAATAAACGTTCCCGAATGGCTATATTATTTGAAGCCGAATAGGGAGAATTACATAAACATTCGTATATAATATGTGGTTTTTACTTTTTGTTCTGTCGTTAATCGGCATACTATGCCCGCTGCTTCTGATTAACACCATCGTGACGGAAACAGTGAATATTAAAAGCGGTGCTGCATTCGGAAAAAACGAAACGCCTGCGAACCTTGCAAAATTCAAGCTTCTACTGATTTTTTTGACAGCGCTGTCGTGGTCTATTTTTATCGCAATAACGTTATAATATGGTGAACAGACATTTCAACGTACTTGTAGCTGGGGTAAATCACCCATCACTAATGGATAAGTACGATTCAAACCGAATAGTCGAAAAATACGTCGCTTTCGAATATGCGAAGGCTGAAGAATACAGGAAAAAGTTTTTGGAGGGACTTGAAGAGGCTGCCAAATACAATCCTTCGGTTCAAGAAAACATAGATTTCGTTAAAAATGAAGATATTGACGATTTCTACCTTGATTTGACCGAAGAATATGAGTACGATCCGGAAACAGGAAACGCGATATCAACAAAAAACCCTGACGGAAGGTTCGATTCATGCCGAATTGCAGGGAATTTCGCCATGCCGTTCATATTGAAAAACGGTAAAGAAGTCTATTCCGCCCTCAAGGGGGATATTGATTGGGAGAAAATGAATGCAGACCCGACGCCTTATGAAACGGCGTGGGATTTGGTCATTGGCGGGAAAAAGCCCAAAAATGACTACGAGAAGAATATCTACGAAAATATGAAAAACCGAACCGCCTATTTCGAGGCGTTCGGAAACAAGGGCGACTATGTTGCGATGTCAACTGCGTTCTGGTGTTATGCGTTTGTATCAGACAAAAATGGATGGGTCGAAATTGGCCATTCCGACGACCAAGTCGAATGGGTTAAGAATTTCTACAAGAAATTTGTCAAAAACCTTCCCGATAGCACTCTTTTAACTCTATATGAGTGCACTCGCGAGCCTTAAACCATTTTTGACAGTCTCTCGATTCGTTCGAATATTCTGGTTATCTGATAATCCTTTTCAAGAAGTTGATCTTTGATATCAGAAACCTCTTCAGCTAAAACGAGCGATAGTGCTTTATAGTCTATCTCCTTTTCCCCATCTTTTTCGATTACAACTGATGGAAAAGCCGCCTCGAGGTCTGTTATATTGAATTTTTCGTCCATTTTTCCTGTTTTTCAAATAAATATAACCCTCACTTGGAAAAGACCGGAAAAAATAGTATATTTGCATAAAGAAAATAAACAAAATTTATATAGTCAAAACTTTTCAAAATGGAAAAAATTACACTTATCGGTCGGCTCGGACGTGACGCGAGCGTAAAAGAATCTCAGCAGGGGACCAGGTTCCTCACATTTACCATGGCTTGCGATGCGTTTGTTCGTGGAGAGAACCGCACGCATTGGTACGACATTACATCGTTTGATCCGAATCGGTACAAGAATATGCTGAAGTACCTCACAAAGGGTTCTTCCGTTACGGTTGTCGGAGACCTTGACGCCGACCTTGATGAAGGCCGCGATGGAGTTACACGTATCCGCCGCCGCGTATCGGCAGATTCAATTCAGTTCACACCCGGAAACTCGAGCGGTTCAACTTCGGAGAGCAAGACTACGACAAAGCGCGATTCTGAGCCGGATGATATCGATGAGTCCGAAATGACTACGACCACCCGCTCACGCAACTCGAAGCCCGAGGAATACAGTGACGAAGAGCGTCCGTCGAGAAAGCCAAAGCGAGTTGTAGAAGACGATGACGACGAGCCGGAGGTTAAGCCCCGCCGTTCAAAAGCAAAAGTAGAGGAGGAAGATGACGAGCCTGAAGCTAAGCCTCGTCGCAGAAGCCGCTCCGAAGATGAAGAAGACGAGGAGCCTCAGCCAAAGGCCAAAAGGCGTGAGAAGCCTGTAGAAGAAGATGACGAGGATGACCTCCCTTTCTAAACTTTGAATAACAAAGTCCTCGCGAATGCGGGGACTTTTCTTTAAAATAAGAATATGGCGAAAGATTACTATGATATACTTGGCGTAAAACGAGACGCTAGCGATGAAGACATTAAAAAAGCATACAGGAAGTTAGCCGTAAAATGGCATCCTGACAGATGGGCGAATGGAACCGAAGAGGAGAAGAAAACCGCCGAAGAGAAGTTCAAGGACATAAATGAGGCTTACGAAACGCTTTCAGACAAAGGAAAACGGCAGAATTACGATATGTTCGGAAGCGAAGAAAGTGGGCCTTCGATGGACGATTGGGATCCGTTTGAGGATTTTAATCCGTTCGGCCGTAGAAGGGGGAAGCGTGTAAACCGTGGCTCAGACGCAAGAGTGGAAGTGACCGTCACTATGACTGAAGCGTTTAACGGCGCGGAAAAAGAAGTTTCAGTAGAACGCTTAACGAAGTGTACGCACTGTAATGGCACTGGTTCTGAATCAAAAAGCAACACAGTGTGCCCTCATTGTGGAGGAACTGGTAGAATGAGGACATCGCACAGGAGCGGAAATATGATTTTTCAACAGGAGGTGACCTGCCCTCATTGTGGAGGAACAGGACGCGTTGTAAAGGACCCTTGCAAGCACTGTGGAGGAACGGGGCTCGAAAAGTCATATGAGAAAATGACGATAGACGTTCCGGCCGGTATATTCGATGGGGCCGCAATGACAATAAACGGCGCCGGGAATCCGCCCGTTGATGGTGAAGGAATTAACGGGAACCTGATTGTTGTGTTTCATGTTGAAGAGGAGCCTTCATACTCGAGGGAAGGAAATAATGTTATTTTCAGTCTCGATGTCAACTTACTCGAAGCGTGGTGCGGCTGCAAAAAAGAGGTGAGGAACCTCGATGGAATTAAACACACCGTCACGATTGATAAGCTCACGAAGGACGGAACGATTTATAGGTTTAGGGGAAAAGGTTTCAAGAACATAGGCATTGGCGGTGCTGACGGAGATTTCATTGTGCGTATAAGGTATAAGACACCATCAAAAATTTCTTCCGAACAGAAAAAACTGTTGGAGAAGTTCTATGAACTTGAGAAATAACTGAATTTTCCCTATCTTTGTTGAGTAATGATAATGAGTATGAATAATTTTGAAAGAGATTACAGGCTTTTCGCCAAAGACCACAAGGTTTCCAACACTACGATTGACAGGTATTCATCTTTTCTTGATCAATACATCGAGCCGACAATCGTCGAGGAGCGGAAACTGAACGCGACGCAAATCAGCGTATTTAGCCGACTTTTTATGGACCGCATCCTGTTCCTTGGAACCGAGATTAACAGCGATGTCGCAAACATTGTGAATTCTCAGCTTCTCTTCCTGCAAACAGAGAATCCCGAGAAGCAAATCAACATCTATATCAATTCCCCCGGCGGAAGCGTATATGACGGAATGAGCATTTACGATGTGTCTAAGTTTGTGTCCTGCCCGATTGCAACCACTTGCTGCGGCACTGCGGCTTCAATGGCTGCCGTTCTCCTTGCAGCCGGGGAAAAGGGAAAGCGCTGTTCACTCCCCCATAGCCAAATTATGCTCCATGCGCCGAGCGGTGGTACAGGGCGCGCTACTGCCCCTGATTTTAGGATTGCCGCGAAAGAAATGGAGAAGTGTGAGGAGATGCTATATAGGGTCCTCGCGAACGATATGGGGAAAGACGTGGACTATATAAGGGCTATCTGCGACAGAGACCATTGGCTTACGCCCGATGAGGCCGTAAAAGAAGGCGTTATTGACAAAGTTATCGGGGCTAAGTAACGGAAGCCCATACAACACAAAAAGCCCGCGTTTGCGGGCTTTTTTCATTACTTGTCTACTTCCACACCTTATATAACTCTTTTATTTCTTCTTCGCTCGCAAGCCTGACGTCTTTCTTGCTTACGACGATGTTGGTTCCGGAGTCAATCCGCCTAAATATTGAACCGTCTTTACCCTTAGCGTATGTCACTTCGTTTGTCACCTCAACGGTTTCCCCATTGTCTTTCTTCACGAGCGCCATATCGAAGTAGGATTCGTATCCTTTTTCATCCAGTTCTTTTTGTCCTATGTTTTTAATGACAATGTCTCCTCCATGGAATTCAGTTGCTTTTTCCTCATCTTTCGGGTGATAGAACTTACTGAGGTTGTTCTGTATAAATCGAATTTCATTGTCGAGTATGGCATCGATCATATCGTTTGTCAGGAATGTTCCGGACTGAGTGCTCAACGGGGATTTCAAGAACCTTGATTTGGCTATTTCTATGCCGATTTCTTCGTTATATTCGTCGTCAGGCGAGCATATGGCCCAACCCATATTAAAGTACTTTGTCTTCGAATATGGGACTCCTAACACGCCAACTGAGCCGCTTCCACGTTCCATAATGCGTTTCCCATCACGGGATAGGCCAATTCTTTGAACATAGATTCCGTCCACCGTTTCAGTTTCCCATAGTTCGCCATAAACAAGAATAGTGACGAATCTCCCGTTACCGACGTACGCGCTACTGGTTTTAAGATATGATTTTCTTCTCTTTTTCATATGCATTTAGTTTTAATCATTAAGTACGGTTTTAGGCCCATCGTAGATTGGCGGCTGTCCGCTCCCTCCTATAATATTGCCTTCCATTTTCTTGGCGTAATCAAGCCAAAACTCCTCTTTTGCGAGCTCCTGCTCAACGCTGTTTTCCGGCTTTAAGCCGAGCCTCATTCGATAAAAGAATGCGGTAATTTCGGCAGCCGTTTTCATTGCCTGATCCCCCCAAATCCTACGGGCCATTTCCACAGCCTCAATCGGATATCTGTTGTAGTGGGACGGATGGTTTACCATTTCGTAATTTTCTTCCGCCATGCCTAGTCCTCTTTTAATTCTTTTATTCTCTTAAGTAATTCCTGTTCGGTAATAAGGCCAACGGATTTATCAATCAGTACCCCATTCTTGAAAAATTGGAGAACCGGAATATTGCGTATTCCAGAATTCGCAATAAAATCTTCATCAGCCTCGTCAACATTCACTTCTAAAAATTCAGCCGTGTCGGCGTTAGATTGCTCAATATTCCTTATTGAGTTTTCGATAACTCGGCAAGGCCCGCACCAATCCGCTCCGAATTTGCAAATAACTACATCATAATTCTTTACGGCGTCAGTTAATTCCTTCTCACTTGTTATTTTCTTCATCTTTTATATGGTATTTTGTTTCAAAATTTCTTATTTTTTCAACATGCCTGTTGTATAGCCTTTTCTTTACAATATCCGCGATAGCAATTAAGTTCTCCGGCAGTGTTATTTCGCCGCTCATAACCCCCTGTTTGAAACTTTCTATAACATCTGAGTCTCCGCCTTTCATGTATAGTGAAATTAGTGCGTTTTTAACAGAGTTAATTGGTATCATAGCATATCTACCGCTTCTTGTACAAGCCCAAGAATGCAAGTATTCTACCATTTCTTGCATTACTTTTAGTACATCGCTTACGGACGGGTCTATCATAATGTTTTCAGAAACTCTTTAACCAGCTTTTGAACCTCTGTCATTCCGAAGTCTTCCTTGTTCGCTATCCATTTAATATATCCAGGTTCTTTTTCATAGGCCTCTTTAATTGTGCAGCCCCTCGTTTTTCCGAAATCAAATTTATACCCTTCTACAGTCATAACAGGCTTGAATACGGGCTCTACCGCAGTAGTATCTCCCTTTGATATAAAATCAAGCCCCTCTATCTCTTTTCTGCTCGCTATAAAGTCCGCGTAGAAAAGTATCAGTTGGTGCCTGCTTGATGGCTTTGGATCCTGCCAAGGCCCCATGTGGCTTTCAACGACGTTGCGAATGAAGTCAATGTCCGATTGCGTAACGCCATCGAATTCGTACTCGTCAAATACGTGCTGTATGAATTTCGACGCAAGAGCCGGGTGCTCTTTCACGGTATGCCCGTCAACGCCGTCGCCCTGTTTCTTTATATCATGAGCTATAGCCGATATGACAAGCAAATCGCCCTGTCTACGGTCAATGGTTCCGAATTCAAGTTCCGGACGGATAAATTCATTCGTAAAATACGCCACGGCCTGAGTGTGACGAACAAGCCCTCCGTCCCCAAGGGCAAACTTCGGGTGGTATTTTCCCGAAGACGAAGCCGGTACGGTATAAAAATAATCATCGGCTTCTATGAGCAACTGTTTGCAGAACGTCTTTAAATCATTGTCAGCAATATAAGACAGTTCGCGCTCAAATAAGGAAATTCGTTCCTTTCTATTCATAATAAATTAATTTTAATAATGCAACTCAAATATACAAATAAAATTCACGATTCGTAAATCATGAATTGGCCCAATTATGCAGAAGGTAATTTCTAAGTTTTTGCGTAAAATTGGTTGTCGGTATTTTTTGATATGTCTCATCGGGCTTCAGCCATATAAGTTTCCGGCCAATAACCTTAAACCCGTTTATCTGCTCAAGATTCAGTTGGTAAAGGGAAAGCTGAAGCTCATAAAGCGAAAGCGGCCTGTCAAGCAAGTCGCCGAACGGGAATAACAACTTCTTTTCCTGAAAATTTTTGTACAGGTCCTTGTTTGTCTTATAGTCGAATATGATGAGCCCGCTCTTGTCCGCTGGCTTGCCATCAATTTCCGCGTCATAATAAAACAACATATCAAAGGTTCCGCTGTAATTTAGCTCCTTGTTGTATGTTATATTTTCAACAGCAATCGGCACGTAAGAAATTGGCAAATCCTCCCAGAATTTAACCGTAGCGATTTCTTTTGGGTAAATGGCCTCGAAACCGCCGTCTTTTGTCAACCTGTCCTTGAATTCCGGCAATATTTTGTCATATTGCCGCGTCATATAATAAAAACAGGACTCTCCGAACCCATGACGCTCAGTTCCGTGCTCGCAAGCCTGTTTTGAATTTAACTCCCAAGCTTCACGTATTTGTTCAGCCGTCATACCGTAGTATTTCGAAGCCGGATTGTTGAAATTCCTTTCATACGTTTCCTGAGATTTAGTAATAGGGTCAAAATGCTCTTGGAACATATGAGTAACATTGGAGACGCAGGTAAATTCAATGTCACCGAGGAAATATCTGTGCCCTTCTTCTATGAATTTGAGCCCCTTGAACTCGGAAGTTATTTTATCTCTCATTTCCTGGTATTTTGGCTTATCCCAAATACCATCCCACTTTCCGTTAAGTAATATTCTTCCCATTCTATACCTTTTTTCTTAATAAACGGGCTTTATTAAGCTTTTCCTTAATAAGCCTACTCCTTAATTTATTGGCTATGATATCGCAATGGCACGCCTGCGGATAGCAATAGCATCCGAGATAAACATCCTCCCCGGATTTATACGTTTCATATATTGAGTCAAATGCCCTTGTAAAATCGTTGTTGTGGCCGTACATTACATCGAAATACTGTGCATACCTGTCGATAGCCTCTTCCCTTGTGGCCACGACGTATTTCGCTTTAGTTTCACGATCCTTTATATGAGTATATGGGTTTCCTAAGATGCTACCCCTTCCGCAATAAAACGAATTCGCTCCATTGTGTTCCTCATTTTTGACATTATAAATCTTGATTACACCCATTACTTTGCAAATATACGAAGTATTTATCTTATAAAGAAAACATTGAACATGTTGACGAAAGAACAAAAAGCATTATTGGAAAAACGCATATATGGCCTGATCAAAGAATCCATTTTCGAGAATGGTTTCGATGAGAACTTTTTTATGGAGAAAAAAGAAAGAAACCACGAAAGGGGCGATAAGGGTGAAGGAAGAATTCTAAAAGCCAAGAAATTATCTGACAATCGGGATATGAGCGGGAAAAAGGACCTTGTTTACAAATGGCTCGATTCCGCGCAGGAACTTCATTCCGTCCTGGCTTATGAATTATACCCGGATATGACAAAAGATGCGGCAAGAAGCCTTTTCAGTAAGAAATACAACGGAGAATCCCAAGGGAAAGACTACGAATTCAATGAGCTGGAAATCAACAAGCTTTTCAACATGAGAGACACTTTTATTGATAAGGCAGGTTTTGATAAGGTATAAAAAACGAACCCCGAGAAATTTCTCGGGGTTTTCTTTATTTTGAATATTCGAATACCAATGGCAAATTGGAAGGGTAGTAGTTTTCATCCATAATTGACACGTTAGCCATTTTCGTTCCGTCAACATCCATCAGTGAATGATTTCCACTATGTATGTGACCGCAGAAATAATATTTCGGTTTCGCCCGTTTAATATGTTCGCCAAGGATTTTATTTCCCGCGTTTGTTTCGCTGTACGGTCCCTGTGATATAAGTCCGAGTCCGTTTATATCTGCAGCGTCGTGGCTGATAACAAAATCCATTCCGCTTGGAATGAAACCGTAATACTCATCGAGCCTATCGGAATCGCGCATAAATGCCCAATTCCCGAACCGTTTGCAATACGGCGTTGCGAAAACTTGATAATCTACAAATCCGTCTTCTTCCCCTTCGTTGATTGTAACGACGGTTCCCTCATTTTCCAAGATTTCAAGCCTTCCTCCGGCAGCCGCCTCTATTTCTTTCTTCCTTGAGTATGACATGCCCTCGAGACAGAAATCATGATTTCCGCCACACATTATCACACGTGAAGTTTTGTTTTTGAATGGGAGCGATTTCACCCACTCGGCAAAATCCGTTTTGAGCCAATTTTCCTGAAAAGGCCTCCTATGGTCACGAACCGGACACACATCGCCCGGAAGGAGCATTAAATCGAACGCCTCTTCTATTTTTGGAAGATATCCGTGCAAATCAGATAAAGCAATACCCGTCATCATACATTAATCATTATTTTCTCGCCTCTTCGTGCAAGAGATAAAAGCTCTTCTTCCGTAACCTCTTTTTCGACCCACAAATCGTAGGTTGAAGTCGCCTTTTCTTCCATTCTCATGGCCTCTTTTATATACAGGGCTTCATAGGCGTCATAAACTTTTATTTTCATACTGCAAATATACAAAAAAAAAACGGGACCAAAGATCCCGTTTATAAAGTAAGGACGTACACGCCCGCAACAGGGTACCATGGAAAACTGGCTCTTCGGCACGATGGGTTTCACATCACTTCTGTGGTTTTAACACCGCCTATCCTTCGTAATGCTGCGTCCGCATGGCTTTCAATATATGGCCATGACCGTGACTCTTGGCCTGCCGTCAACGCGCGTCTCTATTCGAACAGGTCCTCACACCGCAGTTACCATTTCTTTCAGCCGAGGCTTACTTATGGTAATGGCCCTTACTGTGTATCCAAACGAAGGCTGAAGTATCAAAGCCTTGATTGGCATACTGAACTCGCCACAAATATACAATTATTTTTCAATAACGTTTACGTACCCCTCTTTTTCCATTTCGGCACATTTGTCGAGAAGTTCGTAATATTTAAACTCCTTGGATTTCCATTTCCTTTCCTTCTTGAACACAAGGAACTGCGAAGTAAAGCTTCTAGAATGAACCTGCCCGTTTTTCATCTTGGCGTTTGAGATCAATCTCGCCTTAGCCTCGAGGATAAATTTGTCAATCATCTTAAAGCCGAGTTTTTCAGCGGCCATAAAACTGAACTCATCTGAATTATGGCGGATTCCGCCCGATATTACGGACTGTTCCTTGAAGACCAATAACCCGCCTTCGTCAAGAACGCGAAAAGCCTCCGATATCCAATGGTAGTATGAATAGTAAAGGTTATCGACAGGGTAATACGCCGCAAATCTCGATGCTATCAATTGAGAGCCCTTTTTCGGATTTTTTGAGGATGGGGCATTTGCGGGCGATATGACGAATGGAAGGTCTATCACTATGCTGCGAATACTGTTGTCGTCAAGAGGAAGCTTGCCCCATTTTTCAATTTTCTTAATTCGCTCATCCTGAGGGAACACATCGAAAAGTATCTCCGGGGTTGGTATTTCATATTTTCCGCGTCCTTCTCCGTAAAATTTCAACTCACTGGCCGTCATGTCACATTCAAAAGGTTTTCCCCCGTTATATAACTGCATTATGTTCCAGAGGATTTCTGTTTGATCAAACGAAATATTCTTTATTATGTTCGAGTTTGTAATTCTCGGTTTTTCAGGATTTTCCTCGTTGTTTGACAAGACGTGCTGCACGAATGCAGAGTTTTGGCTGCATACGGCGTATTGTTCGGTTTTTTCCGTGTTTTCCTCCTCGCTCCACGCAGAGGAGGTTTTCTTGATATCAGAATTGAAATTTGCTAATGAGCATTTTATATTCCACGACATAGTATTCAAATTTTTACAAAAATACAAAAAACACACAAACTTTCCAGACGCGTACGCGCGCATGAAACACCGGAAAGTTTACATTTTTTTTACACAAAGTAATTGTTTAATCTAAAGTTAGTTAATGACTTTAATTTTTCTTTTTCATATATGCGTTCAAGGATCCCGGTATTTCGTTCGCATATTCGCGCGCATGTAATATAGGAATAAGATTTTTATAGGCGAAATTAGGCGCCTGTAATGATGACTTTTATTGTTATACCGTTATCTATCATATTAGGTGTAACAGCAAGAGGATCTCCACTGTAAATGTTTGCGATCTCATCATCATCGTCCCAAGTTCTAAACTGTATATCGGAATCATAAATATCCGTCATATGTTTTACAGTGAAATAAAGTTCATCGCCATCAAATGTTTGAACCGTGCCACGATAAACTTCTTTATCTGAGTAAACTTGGTTTATGAAATTGTATGGCTGGTCTTCTATCGTGATAGTTTTTGTCCTTCCCCATGTGACGATTTTAGCCGTTATTGTACCACTTGGTTCCAAGTATGGTGTTCCATTATGCACAACAACCCTAACGTTCATAGACCCGCATAACATACCGGTTGATCCGTACGTTTTAAGTGTCGTGATGTTTTGGAATGATGTGTTTGCTGGAATGTTTGTAAGTCCATTTCCGTAAAAATCGCCTTGCTTAACTTCGGCCCATGGCACCATTGAAAGATATTCGTCCGGTATTGTTACGGATGTTGAAGAAGTCATTGCCGTAATGCCATCGTAAACGATAACCATTGTAGCCAGCGCGACCTTACTGCTTCCGGAATGGTTATAAAGAGTAACCTCAGCCATTTTCCCAATCGGCACGCCGCTCGCCGGGAAGGATATTTCGGCAGTCCAAGTGATTGTCTTCCCTTCCGGATCAATGCCCGCGTCGGAAACAAGGGAAGCTGAGACCTGTAAATATGGCCTGACGAAAAAATCCGTTTTTGAAAGCCCTTTTGCGTTAGAATCAAGAATGTCCGCTGTTTCAACGAATTCCTCGACAGTGATAGGGGTTTCATCCCATGCATTCATTGCAACTGTCTTGTATCTCACTCCGCCGCGATATACGGCAAGAGCCGTAACCGCATCGCTGTCATTTATTTCGTAAGAATTCACTACCCCTTCGGTTTCTGAAACGAAACCAACATCCAAAAGGGTGTAATTATACACCGGACGTCCTTCCCATAGTGTTTTATTCCCCGCACTATACTCCACCGATGATATAGCGAATGGGACAACGACGGTTTCATTGAGTCCATATATTGCGTTAGAATATATTGTCACGTTTGTCGGCGATGAACCGTCTGAGAAAGAAATTCCATATGTTATTTTGCAACGAACATTGTCATCCTCGCTCAAGTACCCATCTATATAAACAGATACGGCCCCCGTATCACCGGTAAATCCGGCCGTCTCACCCCACAGGATATACGGATTCATTGCAATGCTGTCGGAGACCCTTATGATTTTCTTGGTCTTGCTCGAATTTACCGTGTCTGAATGATACGTTAAACCGGCAAGTTCAAAGTTATCCTTAGGCATATAATATGTCCCGTCAAGTCCGGCTTGCTGAATTTCGTACGGAGTGGCTCCGCTCGGAGGAAGATCCAAGCAGTATTGTTTCAATTCCGTGAGTGAAAGGTATTTCACTCGACCGTTCCTCTCTAATGTTTGGTATTTTGTATCTACGTACATTTTCTCAATTTATAGTGCATTATAAATACCTGAAACGTGTCCGATTTAAGTGAAAATCATCCGTCCATTTCGCGCATGTAACTAATTTGTGCGGATTTTTGTATATTTGCGGTGTTATCAAAATTTATTTATATGGCAAAATATTCAAGAGAACTCGACGAGACCTTGGAGAGAAAAGTCAAGGAACTCGCGAACGCAGCCGGATTCAGGCAAATGGGCATTACCGTTGAGCCAATCCGCCTCAATAGCAAGAAATCTTATGGCGAGGTGATAAAGGCCAATGAACTTGTCACACTTTTCACGGGCGATGCTGATATGCTTTGCGTTGCAATAAATGAAGAACTGTTCGAAAATCTTGATGAACAGAGTCAGGATGTGTTGATCGAATCATTGCTTTCGCAGGTATTCTACGATTCCGAGAAGGAGAAAATCAGCATCATCAAGCCGGAACTGAACGTCGGCCTCGGAATGTACCACAAGTATAAGGAGGTGGCCGTGCAGAAACTCGAACTCGCATATTACACCCTTCAGCAGTTGGAGGAGAAGCGCAAGGAGGAGAAGGCGGCGAAGAAGGCTACCCGTGAGGCCAAGAAGAAGGGACAGTAGCATGGAAGGGAACACTATGATTCCCGAACTCCTTCCAGATGACGTCAGGCTCGAGCAACTCGAGAACGAGGCCGATTCCATTAAGAAAAAGCTGAAAGACATTAAGGAAGAAATCGAGGAAATTGATCGAAGGAAGGTGCGGGTCAGCAAGTATGACGGCAAGTACATCGTGTACGACGATGGAATCAATGCCCCTCAGTATATGCTTGTCCGTAATATCAGGAGGGACAGGGAAACGTATACGGATCACCGTTTCTCGTACCAGATCAGCGGCATCGGTTTTTCCGGCGAGGACACCGGCTACGACGACAGCACGTGGTTCAATTTTGACCTTAACGATGTTTTCTACATCTATGGGGACACGGTGCAGGAGGTCGCGCGGAAGGTCGCGAAGATAACTGAGATTACGCGCGAGCTGTTCATAGGGGCTTTCAAGGAGAAAGTGTACGATATCTCGGAAGAATTCAACGAGAAGATGGAAAAACTGACGTAATCTCGTGAAAAAGTTGTACATTTGTATCCCAATTCGAAACATTGAATACAATCCGTAGGGGGAACAGGCCGGGAGAGCGGTTACCTGAATTGACAGGCACAGTCGGGCGGTACACACTAAGGATAATTGATCAAAAGTCAGTCGCCTCTCTAATGGTGCGTGAAGCCGGAGCCCACGAGGGCAGGCCAGATACCAAAAAGTTCCCCCATTTGATGTTTCACTTGAAACTTTTTGAAACTTGTATATATTTATTTAAGAAAAGAAGGCAAAACACTATGTTGTTTAACAGTTGTTCATATAATCATCTCAATAGCTTTGCACCGAAGTATGATCTCGGCGCAGATGCCGGTATGGGAGGTATGGAGAACTGATATAAACACGCACCCAACTACGCAAGTAGTACAATATATATCACAAACTCCAACCTCCAGCAAGAAAAAGCGGGAGGTTTTTTTATTGTGAATGACAATGGGCCGTTAGTGATAGCCCGGTAGCACACCGGCTCCGCAAGCCGGCAGGAGGGGTTCAAATCCCCTACGGTCCACAAAAATTTGGATATTTAAAAAATTGTTGCTATATTTGCAGTGAACAAAAAATTTGAATATGGTTGATAAATTTGCATTCATTGTGTTGATCGTATTAATCGCGGCGACGGTGGCACTCCTCGCATGGGGCATTTACATGGGAGTCATCTTCGCGAACAACAAACTGTATTGTAAACATTTTCTCAGGAAAGACTGGGATATGTGGGAGAAGATCATTGAAAAGCTAAAAGAACAGAAGGGAACCATCTATGTTTCAAAATTTGATGATAATCCAAAATTGAGTTCATTTCATATTAACATAGAACTTGATTCAGAAAAATATGAGGTCGTTTATTGGGTAAAAAGAAAAGACGTTTCGGTTCATCAGGGCACAGACTGTACGTTATGCGGATTTGACAACTACCATTCCAATATGGCGGCCGAGATAATGAAGGAGAAGATAAAAAGGGCATTTGACAACGCGGATGAAGAAGCAAAACGAATGACTGAAGAACTAATGGGCGAGTGGTGAAAATTAAGTGCATGTGGCGAAGTGATTAACGCGGCGGGCCGCAACCCCGTTATTCGTAGGTTTGAATCCTACCATGCACTCCAATAAAAGTAAAAGATATGGAAAGCGGGGCAGAACGATAGTTTGAAAGAGTATCTCTTCAATGAATGGAAATATAATGTGTTGAAGAAATTTTTGAAATACTTTGATGAGTGGTATGAGAATATCACGGACAATCAGAGAATGTATTTCGAGGCATATATGAACGGTAAGAAAACGCCGTTTTGAAAGTTCTTTGAAAGTATTAACAATATTTGTTAATCATTTTGTATATTTGGTACTACTTATAGTAAACATTGTTTATATGGAAAAGATAGTACTGAAAGAATGCAAAAAGCATGGCTTAACAGATTTTGTCCTTAGGAAAGATGGCGGGTATCGTTGCAAGAAGTGCGCGGTTGAAGCAGTTCAGAAACGGCGTGAAAAGATAAAAAGCCTTGCTATTGAATACAAGGGTGGAAAATGCGAAATCTGTGGTTATGACAAATGTAATGGTGCGCTTGAATTTCATCATCTTAATTCAGATGAGAAAGATTTTGGGATTAGTGCAAAAGGGTATACAAGAAGTTTTGAATCTGTGAAGCGAGAACTTGATAAGTGTATACTTGTTTGTGCCAATTGCCACAGAGAAATACATGCGGGATTGATTGATATTGAGAAATATAGAAATGGGAGCGTAGCTCAGTAGGTTAGAGCAACGGACTGTCTACGGGGTGGTTTACCGGAACAAACCAACTCGGCATAGGCAAGTCGGAGAAGCCGTAGGGGTGAAACCCGGAGTAAGTTAAAAACTTGCAATCGTTGGTTCGAGTCCAACTGTCGAGTCTAATCCGTGGGTCGTGGGTTCGAGTCCCTCCGCTCCCGCAAAGCGCAAAGAGTCTCGCCTTGAAACATAGTCACCGAGACAAGGAAGGGGATATATTATATGCGCAGCCCAATGCAGGTTCGAATCCTGCCTTTGTGCCAAATGAAGTTCATTGACAAGTCTGGGAAATTAGAAATTTGAGCAGGTTTTAGCCAAATATTCCTGCGCCGAATAAATAAGAAAAATGTTTGGACGTGCGGCTGAAAGGCCGTTTAATGGGTAGGTACGCAAGCGGTCAAATCAGCCAGACTGTAAATCTGGTGCCCCAGGCTTCGGGGGTTCGAATCCCTCCCTGCCCACACTACATCGTCCGCGAGGCTAACGGACGTGATTGTTGAGAGGATATTCGTAATGAACATTCCATAGGGTCGCTCCCGTATGGTGTCCTCGAAAGGGGTTTGAGGTGTTTTCCTCGGCGTAATAATGGGCCAGCCCAAAAATGCCTCCACGCGGAAGTAGCTCAGTTGGTAGAGCACGACCTTGCCAAGGTCGGGGTCGCGGGTTCGAATCCCGTCTTCCGCTCCAAATGCAACAGACAAGGCTTAGGCGTATGAGTGACAGAGACTCGTTGACAAGGGTGTCATTTGGCCAATGGCTTGAACGAGAATCGGGTACTTCCGATGTGGGAGCCAATTTAAGAAGCAAATCTCGGCAGGGAAGAGTTTCGGGCGTTATACCAATAAGAAGGAAAGCAACAGGACGGTGGGACGCGAGTGGTTGCATAAAATATATGGTGCGTTAGTTCAGTAGGCTTAGAATGCCGGCCTGTCACGCCGGAGGTCACGGGTTCGAGCCCCGTACGCACCGCCTATTTGACGGAATCAAGTCCAGGCAGCTTAGTGTAACGAGGAAAAGCACGCCCTTTGGGGAGGAGAATCCAGGTAGCCCAGGTGCGAGGGATTTATCGCATCTTCCGTCAAATTTATGGAGCTTTGGCAGACGTGGTGTATGCGCCGGACTGAAAATCCGGAGAACGTGGTTCGACTCCACGAGGCTCCGCCACGCGAATTGGCCGAAATATTAGAGGCGCCCGGGTTGGTCCGGGAGGGAGGTAATAATGATATCCGAATAACTCCTGAAAATATGTGGTGAAAATCCCTTATTCGCGTCCAATTTAATCTTGAAGGATAAGGTGGTGCGAATTGGAAGACTCGTAGGGTAATACCCGGTTCAGGTGAGTAGCCTGCATAGGCGCGAAGTCTATGACTGTCGGTTCGAATCCGACTCTTATTCTGATAGATTTTATGCGGCAGTGGCGGAACGGTAGACGCGCCAGCTTGAGGGGCTGGTGGGAGCAATCCCGTGGAGGTTCGAGTCCTCTCTGCCGCACAAAACAGGCGAAGTTACGTACTACGAAAATGTTACGGTGCGTATATAAACCTGTCCACAAGGACGGAAGGTGATGCATACACGCCGCGCCTTGTCCGCGTATGAGAGTGTTGGAGACGCCCGGAAGCGGAAACTACATTCGGAGATAAGTTAATTTGCAACACGGCTTATTTTGCGGAATGCAAGTCTGCGGAGACACAAAACTCGCTCCCGGGGAAGGGAGAGGAAGTTGGTTCGATTCCAACATACGCGACAATCGCTCTCTTAGCTCAGTTGGTAGAGCACGACACTCTTAATGTTGGGGTCCAGGGTTCGAGCCCCTGAGGGAGCACTGAGGCAGTAGTGAAGTGGCTGAACACAGCGGAGGAGTCCGAAAGCGCGACTATGGACGAGCCCGCTATCCTTGTTTCGGCGCGACGGGGCAAGTCACGTGGGTTCGAATCCCACCTGCCGATGCAATATGGGAACGTTAGAGCAGATGGTAGCTCGTCACATTGTGGCTGTGAAGGTCCTCGGTTCGAGTCCGAGACGTCCCCCACTTATTTTAAGCATTTTAATGCTTCGACTAACGTTTGTTACCTTTTTTGTATATTTATTGAAAAAAGTAATAAATGAAGAAGGTAAAAGATATTTCAGTTGAAGAAATAAAAAATGCGTTCACAGTTTGTTCGACAAATCAAGAAGTTATTAAATTTTTTGGAAGAAAGTGCAATGGCGCCGGTTATCGTTTTGTTGAGCAATTAAGAAAAAAAGCCGGAATAGATTATTTTGATTATTTTAAGAAGCAGGATAAGGGGCATTACGATGCGAATCCTAAAAAATGCAAATGTTGCGGCTCGGTGATTCCGTATGAGCATAGGAGAAATGTTTTTTGCTCCGAAAGGTGCTCAGCCACGTATAATAATATTAAACGCGGCAAAAGAAGTCCCGAAACACGTGCTAAGATATCAGCGGCGTTAAGGGTAAAAACATCCTCTTGCGATGAAGTTCAAAAAATGGCGCAAGCATATCTAGAAAAAACAAAAGTTCACCCATGTAAAAATTGTGGGAAACAAACAAGGAAAGAAGAGTTTTGTTCTGGCAAATGCAAAAAAGAGTTTCTTGAAAAAGAAAAAATAAATGAATGGCTTGGTGGAAAAAATTTTATAAAAGGCGCCACGCAGGTTCCATCATTCATTAAACGATATTTAATGACAATAAATAATAATCGTTGCGAAAAATGTGGATGGGGAGAAGTGAATGAATTCAACGGAAAGATACCGCTTGAAATTCATCATATAGACGGAGACTGTACAAATAATTTGAAAGATAATTTACAGTTGTTATGTCCTAACTGTCATTCATTGACTAATAATTTTGGCAGTATGAACAAAGAGTCCAAAAGATTCCATAGAAAAAAGATAACAAAAGAATAAAAACAAACAAGCCGCCTCGTTTGCTGAATGGCGTTGATCGGCAATGTAATGAAAAGTCGTAGACGGACGAATGCGGCAAATATATCCGTCTAATCTACATTGTGCTTGTTTGTTTTATTTTGGAGGTATGGCTGAGTGGTCTAAAGCGGCACCCTGCTAAGGTGTTGGTCCCCGTAAGGGGGCCCGAAGGTTCGAATCCTTCTGCCTCCGCATATTTTGGAGGGGTGCCGGAGTGGTCGAACGGGGCGGTCTCGAAAACCGTTGACCCTGGTAACAGGGTCCGTGGGTTCGAATCCCACTCCCTCCGCAGGAAATGAAAAAATGGGAACTATATACCTGTTGTCCACGAAAACCTCATATATAATCTTATATTTGTAAACAATAGAATTATGAAGATGTTGAAGAAAATTCTTGCCATATTGATTTCTGCACTCATGCTTTGCTCATGTGCATATATGTTCTATAGGGACTACAAACCAGTCAACGATTACAGTAGTCAAATGGAATTGCTTCAAAAAAATTTTCCCGAGGTCTATAACCTATATAGGAATGGAGATATTGTACTTGATGAGATGTTTGAGTATACTGACGAGAATGGCGTACCCAAAGTCCATATCTCATATCACTATAGATAGTAGAAACTAACAAATAAGGGCTGACTTTCGCCAACCCTTTTCTTTTATCCTTTTGGGGACAACAGGTATATAATCTCCAAAAAAATCTTTCAATTTTTCAGATTTGTTGTATATTTATTAAAAGAAAACAACCTTAATAATATGATGACACCGAAATCAATCAGGAGAATTTCCCCCAAAGCTGCTGCACAGGTACGCCTTGGATGGCCATCGTATATGGAGGTTGGAATTGATCGGTAGAAGAATCCGGAAATAGACAGAAACAACCAGCCTCCAAGAAATAGAAAATCTTGGAGGTTTTTTTATTGAAAAATTTGGAATTTTGATATTTTATTCCTATCTTTGTAAAAAGGAGGATTGAACAATGAAAGAGATTAAGGACAGATTCGTTCCCGCGAACGCTTGGTATTTTGTCTGCGGTTACCTGAACGACACGAGGTATGAGCCGATTTTCCGTCGCCACCTCGAACGTTACAGCGACGAGGAGAAGGATATGTACGGAAATCCAACCCCTATGTACAAGATGGCGTGGATGGACTTCGATCTCTTCAAGGAAATCCTTTGCGAGGCTGGAGAATACTACGCCTCAAAAGCGGAAGAAATGACGGACGAGAATGTTGAGAAATATTTGGAAGTTTGATCAAAAATTCCTATCTTTGCAATGTAACAATTAGGAAAGATATGGAAAAAAAGAAAAAACTTGAAAACGAGCTCATTCGCATGTATCCCGACTTACGTACGGTTATTGAGGATGAAAAATACACTGAAGAAGACCTGTCCAGATATATGCGTTATTGCGCCACCGGTAAGTTTACAAGGATTTCTGAGATGAAGGCGTTTGACGAAATAAAGAAGAAGGCGAAACTTAATGGGGTTGAGTCTCTTCTTTGGAGGAAAGATTTGAACGTGCGCCCTTCGTATGTTGATTTCCTTGGTGCGCATGGAGAAAATGTCACGGAGAAGGCATATGAAGTCGTTACGAAATACGGCTCCTTCAAGATGACAAAGTCTCGAGAAATTTTTGAAGATTGATCAAAAATTGCTATATTTGCAAAAGAAAGTTCATTGAAAATAATGGAAAGACCTCTTAGCTCAGTTGGTAGAGCACAACACTTTTAATGTTGGGGTCGCGGGTTCGAGCCCCGCAGGGGTCACAAAGCAAAATCTCCACCATTCCAACTCAGGGATTGTAGAAAGGTATGGCGTAATTTCTGTAGATTGAGTGTAATACAGAAGGCGGAGATTTTTTGAAATATAAAAAAAAACATAGTCACTATGGGCGAGCCCTCTCGAAGGAAGGGCGCATTAATAAAGTGAGCGATGTACTGACGAGTGAAGCGATAGCTGAAATCCATGGCGTATGTCGAGATACAGAAGTGGGGCGGCCGTGTTTTTTTTGAAATATATTGCGTGTGTGGGCCAACGGCTAAGCCGCCCGTCATGGAGACGGGAAGGAGGTAATAGTGAACAGGATTCGGTATAGCGGCCTGCCTGTCCGGAATAACTCCAAGGAAGCGAAGAGCGCTATTGAAACGCTTCTGATTGTCGGTTCGAATCCGGCCATGCGCACAATGGAAAAGTTTGAGACCATATACGGAAAGCCAAGAGTAGGCAAGGGATGCAGTTTCGTTGGAAGCCCGAATTTCGGCTCGGAGCCTTACCTTGTGACGATAGGCGACAATACGACGGTTTCGTTCGATGTCGCATTCGTTACCCACGATGCCGCGACAAGGGTTCTTAGGAACCTTCCCGGCCGGAATAAGGAAACGGTGATTTACGGCCCGATAAAGATCGGCAAGAACTGTTTCATTGGCTGTAGGAGTACAATACTGCCGAATGTGACTATCGGCGATAACGCGATAATTGGGGCCGGTAGTGTGGTGAACAGGGATATACCTTCCAATACCGTAGCAGCCGGAGTGCCTTGCAAGGTATTGTGTACATTGGAAGAATACGAGAAGAAGCACAAGGACGAGTTCCTGTATATGGTTTCCCTGCCTAGGGATGAGAAGAAAAAATTTTTATTGAAACACTTTAATTTGAAATAAAAAATGTGGTGGATTTGGTTTATACTATTTGTTGCAGTGTTGGCTATCGCGTGTTATCATGTATATGTTTCGGCAGAACATCATGAATTGCACAAGATTAGAGCGGCATTCGAGAAGGTCGAACTTAATATATTGAACAATCTCGAGAGCGAGAGAAACACCATATCGAAAGACGGGGTGACTTTTGGGGAACTTCCGAAAGAAACCGTACAAGGCGCAGGATACGCAGTACAGAAGATCTTTGAAATGTTGGAAAAAGAAGATACAAAAATTGATCATGAGTTTATTGATTATTGCAAGAAAACTCTGACACATGTTTTTCATGGGAAAGAATAGAAACAGGGGTTTGGTGTAATGGTAACATTACGGTCTCCAAAACCGTCGTTGAGAGTTCGAGTCTTTCAACCCCTGCAAAGGGCACAGTCGGGTGAAACGATATATCCCGCAATGTAGTGAAGCCATCAGTGGTGCGTATGGTGGAACGAATAGCCCAAACTGCTTGACCGCTACGCACCTTGCTCAGGCTGAAGCAGCGAGGAAACGGCATCTATACATTGGCCGGATCCGCAAAAGAAGCCCGTTGAGTCTGATGGGGAAAAACTGTCCGCCAACCATTACTCAATGAGACTATAGCTTAGATTAGAAGCGGAGAGTGTGCAACTGCGGGGCGCTGACGCAGACACTACTATAGGAAGGGCGTTGGTTTTCGGTGACGTTAACAGGAACCGAAAAACTCTGGGTGTATATCAGTTGGTAGATTTCCTGATTTGGTTACAGTTAACCAATTGCTGAGAAATTGGCATAGCGGTGTGATAATGGAAGCTCGCAAGTTCGAATCTTGCACACCGCTCGATCAGGAGGCCGCAGGTTCGAGCCCTGTCACCCAGACAAAAGTTCTTTGAAATATAGCAAAAGTTCAGTAGTTCAGGTTGACTTTTTTAGACTTTTCTTTATATTTATATTAGAGAAAGGTTTTAAAATGGACAGCAAAGAAAAACTATTGAAATGCAAAACTATTTTAGAGGCATCTAAAATATTGTTTGGAATAAATTATACAAACGGCAAAGTTAAAGCAGATGTTATTAAAACGTGTTTTGATGCCTATGATGTTGACATACTTAAAGTAATTTCTGAAAATAAAAGAAAGTTTTGTAAAAATTGCGGTAAAGAGATTTTTGGAAATAAAAAGTTCTGTTCACAGTCATGCGCGGCCTCGTACAACAACAAAGCGCGTGGAGAAAGAAGTGAAGAAACTAAGAATAAGATTTCTGAGTCGCTAATAGCCGCAAATTCAAAAAGAGAACATCCGACGGGAAAAAGAGATCCAAAATTGAAGAGGTATCTATATCCACATATTTGTGAAAATTGTGGAAAAGAATTCTTTAATAGCAAAAAAAATCAGAGATTTTGTTCCCCAAAATGCGCGCAATCAAATGAGAAAGTAAAGCAAAAAATAAGAGACAAGGCACTTGAAAAAGTAAAAAATGGATCACACTCAGGATGGAAAACGAGGAATATTACCTCTTACGCGGAGAAATTTTGGGAAAAGGTTTTAGTTGAAAGCGAGATACCATATAAAAGAGAGGACTTTTCGACAAAAAAATATTTTCTTGATTTTCTCATAGAAAAAAATGGTAAAAAGGTGGATCTTGAAATTGATGGAAAACAACATGAATATGACGACAGAAAAGAACACGACAAAGAACGAGATAAATACTTAGCACAATTAGGGTTCATTGTTTACCGTATAAGATGGAATTCAGTGAATACAGAGGAGGGTAAGATTGAAATGAAAAATAAGATAGATGCGTTCTTAAAGTTCGTAGACACCATATAGGGGCATCTATTATCTGAGTTCAATCCGGCGTACAGGCTAAAAACCGGGTATCGCGGAAATTCATCGAGCCGCCCTTATTAAAATGATGTTGCATTGCCGTATGCGTTAATAGCACGGCAGAAAACCGCCCCGATAGTTCAACGGATAGAACGGAAGTTTCCTAAACTTCAAATCTGGGTTCGATTCCCGGTCGGGGTACGCTAATGCCAGATGTGATTACTGGCATACGGTTGGAATCCGTTGGAACGGGGGATAGATATAATAGCGGCTGAGCATAATATTGCGCATAAAGGCTCAGATGTCATGCTGACGGAAGGATGTGGAGTTAATCACCACTCGCGGGCTCGAATCCCGCTATTCCCGCAATAAATTACCGACGATGCAAGTATGGTATGAGGTGCATCGTGAAAAGGAATTGTGGACGCACTACCAGAAGCAATTCCCGCGATAAGGTAGTAAGGTTTGCCTTGTCATAATGCCCTCGTGGTGTAATGGATTAGCACTAGACACTACGGATGTCTCGGTAGGGGTTCGAATCCTCTCGAGGGTACCAAGCAAGCTCTTTAAGTCAAGTGTGAAGTAGGTAAATCACACGGGCAGGGTATGGATACCTACGTCCAAAGCCCATGACAGGTCAGAGCTTCACCTGTCAAATGCCTCCTTAGCTCAGTTGGATAGAGCAACAGCCTTCATACGGAGTAATCTGCCGAAAACAGATTGCAGGGAGTTAAAAGTGGTGAAGCGCATTTAATAAGAGTTCGACTCTCTTCTCCTTGCCTAAGCTGTGGGTCCTGCGTTCGAGCCGCAGAGGGGGTACATACAATAATATGCGAACCCGTGTTATGTGACGGTGCTTGCTGAAACAGTGCAGGTGAAAGGGCATACGCTATTTGTCCGATTGGGCGTAATAAGAACGGACGGCAGGGGAGGTAACGTTACCCCGAAGGTGGTTATACGCTTTGGCAGGTTGGAAGGTGCCGCTGAGGGTTCTCGGTCCACAAACAAAAAGAAGAACTCTGGAAATTCCAAGAGGCCCCCGCATGTGGCTTCGCAAAAATTGGGGTGTGGTGTAATGGCAGCACTACAGATTCTGGCTCTGTCAGTGAGGGTTCGAATCCTTCCACCCCAACAATGGTCAGGTAGCTCAGTTGGTTTAGCAGCACCTGTCTGATACACAGGAGGTCGTGCGTTCGAGTCGCACCCTGACCACAGGACAAGATTTATAAAATTTGCGTTATGATGACTTTTTTCGGAGCTCTTTATGATATTATTTCTGCGTATGTTGACGCATCGTTTGAAGAGGAAAAGCGTCTTGCTGAGCAGGATAGGATCCGGCGAATCAGGAGGGAGGAGGAGCGTCATGAGAAAGAACGCAAGTATCATGAGATGTGGGTGAAGGCTACAGAAGAATCGCTTAAAAACCCTGACGAATGGGAAATTCTTCCTTATGGATGGAGTCCATTTGGAATTTTTATTTAACAATGAGGCTTTATCATTTATCGGAAAAGAATCACGACGGGGAAATTTTCAAGCCAAGGGTTCCCGAGTCTTGTTATCAGGATTGTTGGGGAAACATACTCGAAGATACAAAGACAAAACGCGTGTGTTTCTCGAAGACGGTAGCAGGTGCCGCGCTTTCTACTTCGTTTGAAGAGGGGTATTGCACAAGATATCTCCACGTTCCCGCGGAACCGGAAAAATTGAATGTAAAAAGGGTTCATGAAGTAACGCAGGATGAAGTGGAAGACGGGCCTTATTGTGAAGAGGTGTGGGTGAAACAGAATGTGAAGATGAAATGTATCGGAAAAGTAAGAATTGGATACAGATTCGATTTATCCAAGGACCGGCCGAAAGTACATTTCAAATATTTGGAAAAGTATGAGTAAATTTGTGATATGAAGATATCAACGCTTGCAAAAATAAACAAAGTCTCGCATTATACAATGGTTGTATTGGCTTTGCCGTTTGCGCTGCTAAGCAAACTGCTTTATCTCCCGGTAAAACTGCTTGACATTGCCAATTTGAAACTTGGGAATTGGCTTTACAGGATTTCGGACGAAAGAAATAATGGAACGATTTCCAATGAAGAAATAAAAAACGACCGGTTTATGAACGCATATACGGCCAATTATTGGATCAATAAAGAAAAAATGCCGTTATGAAAGTTAAGAAAACAGAATACAGGGGGTTCGAAATTGAGCAAGGGAGGCTATTTAAGATAATCCTTACCGAAAACGGGCCGATTGCGTGCAGGAGTATGAAAGAGGCGAAGGAAAAGGTTGATCAAATATTGGACGGCGATTTGGAAGGCTGAAATAAAATAGGTAAATTTGGAGTATGAAAATTATAATCCATAAGCCGCTTAAAAAAATGCCGAAAGAAGAATATGAAGATAAGCTCTTATATGATTTTGGCGAATTTAAACGTTTCGGACCGGCGAAATTCATTTCAGAAGATGAAGTATGGCCGGTGGGCACGCATGACGACGATGGAGAAGTAGCGTTTTTCGTATATGGAGAAAGCCAAAATTTCAATGGTAGGAATGGCGGGTTTGAGATAAAATGGGTGGAATATAATGAAAACCTTGGAATGTTTGGCGGAGAGTGGTTTGAATCGTTTGTTATTGACAGTGTTTTTAAGAAAAAAGACTACGATAAGCCAATTATAAATGGGAATATCACAACATATGGGGACAAGTATAAGTATGTATGGCTTTCCATGGATCCGACAGAGGTGGTAAATGATTTCATAAGCAATAATTTTGAAAAAATATTTTTAGACAATAAAGTATGCTACATAATGGGGCGAAAATAAAGTACGGGCAATGGAAAAGTATGAATGGAGGAATATTTTTCCGTCGTATCGTGATATTTGCCCAAAATGGCGGAGACTCCTTACTTCAATATTTTACTGATTCCGTGGATGCTTATAAACAACAGTATAAAACAGTTGTTGAAGGGCGTTTTAATCCAAGGGGAAGGAATAAGGGCGAGAAGCAATCCGATTATGTTGCGGATATGTCAGGTGTGCATGGCGGGGAAGGGCCATCACATTATAGCGATACGGTTATTTCCGTTAATCTTCCAGATGGCACTTATGGAGAGGGAAAAATAAGGATTTCCGACCATGAGGTTGATCCTGGAACTTTCGCTGAAAATAATGACGTTGATATTTGTATTAGCATAGTAGTTGGAAAAGTGGAACGTAAATATCCTAATAAGGAATTTTCTAATGAAAGGGAAATAACTATCATTGAATATGTTCTTGATAGGAAATTTGAGAATAAAGAGCGTATTTTAATGAATATTGCTAATGAGATAACGAAAACAGCAATAAATGGCTGGGACAAAAACACCACCATGGGATTCAAATCCGCTCCAGATATTAGGAAAGTACGAGGCACTAAGATAGATGAAGTTACATTAAGACGAGTGATACGCGAAGAGCTTGAAAGGTATTTTAACAAATAAACCAAAAAAAATGAGCATGGTATCACGATTAGGCGCCGAAGGATTATGGTGCCCGGCTTGCGGGGAATGAATAGACATTGATTGTCTTGATCAAGATGAGATTGACGAGATTGAGGATGGTGGAGATGCTTATTTCATATGCCCTTGGTGCGGAGAAAGTTTTTACGTAACGCGCCACGATTGATTTGGAATAACCGGAAATTTTCGGTATATTTGCAAAGGAAGTTCATTGACAATACGGATAGCAAGATAGAGACTTAATTTCACCTGTGTCGGAAATTCAATGGTGGTTACATTTGGTTCTCGGTAAGCCGAGCCGACTATGTTACGGAATAAGCGTGCCGCGTGCAGGGACGGTACGAGCGCTGATGGGGAGCGTAATAACGGCGTGTGTGGCGCGAAGATGCCCCATTCCACACAAATTGGTTTGGTAGCTCAGAAAGGAAGAGCAGGCGCTGCCCTAAAGACATTAGATGCGCGTAAGGTCGTTGGTTCGAATCCAACCCATTCCACAGTCTTGTAGTTCATCTTATCCATTACGCGAAGCAGGAAGGTTGAAATAGTTCCTAGACTGTTGCGAAAGGAATTCAATTAGAGAAGGGATTCCGAGTAACCACGTAATAAAATGTATGGAGAGTATCGTTTGAGGGCAGCGTCATTAACTCTAACAATAGGGCGTATGGGCAACGAAAGGGTACATGCAGGTTTCGCACCACGAAAAACCCCGTGGGTTCCGCTGTGACGACAAGAAAGATGAATGGGTAAAATAACAACGGGAAGTTTAATTGGAAGAACACCTCCACGTTCCGCGTAGCTAACGGGACCCACATGGAGGAGGCCGAAAGGAACTTAATCGGGCTGATTCTAGACAGGTCCGGCAAAGTTTGGGGGTTCGAGTCCCTCACCGTTGACAAGTTTAATTTTTAAAATTTGTGTTATGAAAGGCAGTACCAATACGAAGCCGTTCAAAATTTTTCAAATAAGATGGGCCGAAAAGCTTGGTTATGAGGATTGCCCATATTTAATAAGATGGACGTTCATCCTTTTCGGGTATTCAATGAGAATCCATCATTGGCTCAGGAGCGATGACAATAGGTATTTTCATGACCATAGCGCAGACCTTCTGAGCATAGTTTTGAAGGGTCGGTATTGGAATGTAAAGCCTATCGTGCCGAATCGGTCGCCGAATAGTTTCGTAACTGTGAAGGCTGACGATGGGACTCCTGTGGTGACGAAAAATGTGCGGGAATGTTATGTTGAGGGAATTTTTAATTCATGGCATAATTTCTTCCATATGGGGAATTCGATTTGGTTCTCGAGAGCGGAGGATCAACATTACCTGAAGATTCCGAAGGGAGGTGCTTGGACACTCATGTTTGAGGGCCGTCCGAAAATAAAGTGGGGATTCTTTGTGAATGGGCACAAATGGAGGCCGTTGAGATACTTCCACAAGTTTGGAATCAGGCAAACGGCGGATTATCAATAAAGCACTGATTGACGAATACAGCACAGTCGTTGCGCTAATAAAGTAGCAAAGTGGATATTAAGAACTCCACGAGCAAGTTAAACTCTTGCATCGGTGCAGACATATTCCGCTCGAAGAGCGGATAACTGGGTGGCCGCTTCCCGCCAAAGCGGTGGTCCTTCGGGACCTAAAAGAGCGTTTGTGTAACATTAAACCCCGAGATGGGCGGGTAGAACGGGGCCGCCGCATGAACGTCTGTCGAGGCATCCCGCGGCCAACAAACGCGGGAAATCGGGCGATTAGCTCAGTTGGTTTAGAGCACCTGCCTTCTACGGATTTATCCACCGAAACGGATATTTGCGTATTATGGGAGAAAACGTGCGTCAGTTGTTTCGCGGAACACGCCGTTTACGTTCGAAGCGTAGTTTACGCGCACAAGCAGGGGGTCGTAGGTTCGACTCCTACATCGCCCACAAAGAGATACTGAAAAGAGCTCCTTTAAGTTGCTATTACGCGTGTGGCAATGGAGTACGATTAGCAGCGGTGTGAAATGCAAGAAACGTTCGCACAGTCAGTAACAACATGGGATAGTTGCAAATATTCTATGGCTCTCAATATACTCGGCCTATTAAATAGGTTTCCCGGACTACATGAGAAGGGGCGAAGCGAGCATAACCTGGGCGGTGACGTTCAATGGCGGTGGGGATACCGGGAAACGTACGAATCCCTCGTTAATGTAAATGGCGTAAGTATAAAAACGGTTCACGAAGCTAGCCTTAAATCGTAGTGCGAAAATAATTCAGTACCCTTGTTTATACATGAGCGGTAGGATGGAGAAGCGGCAGCGGAGATAAAGCGGTGATGAACCTGACACCAATTTTGTAATTTTTGCTTGGGCTAAGAGGACGAAACAATAAAACCTGCTGAACTATGATATAACCCGAACGGCAGTAGGGTCCCCTTGGGCGGTGTTTCAAATACCCAAGCGGCGAGGTTCGACTCCTCAACGCGATAGATTCCACAAAGGGGCTGTTATAAACTGAGCGCATGGTTGGACACGGGATGCGAAAGCACAGCCAATCAGTTACCTCGGTATGATGCAGAGCCGTGGCGCGCAGCGGATCGTAGGAAGCGGAAGCCTCTGAGGAAACTCAAGCCCCGTCCGGAGCGTATGCCGGCACAGTTTATCCGTTCTGTGTTTGTGAAAAAATGGATATTTTGGGCCGGTAGCTCCAATTGGTAGAGCGCTAGATTTGCATTCTAGTTGTTGTGGGTTCGAATCCCATCCGGTCCACCAAGATATCCATCCTGTGGGCGGACGATATATGCAATATAAAAAGAATAATCTATGCCTAAAAAATAAGAATGGGTGGAGGCTTATATTGGTCCCAACAAGGCGCCGGGAATCGTAACACGGTACACTACTATCGTTGCCGGCTGAATCGTAAGTCAGCGTCGTGCTACAGGGCGATGTCTGTAGCTTTAATGCGGGTATAGCACAACGGCAGTGCGTCAGCCTTCCAAGCTGAGGATGTCGGTTCGATTCCGATTACCCGCTCCAAATGCCGCATTCGTCTAGTTGGCCTAGGACGTCAGATTCTCATTCTGAAGATCAACAGTTCGAATCTGTTATGCGGTACAAAGCCGAGATGGGGGAATGGTAGACCCAGTAGACTCAAAATCTACCGTCCGCAAGGACGTGCGGGTTCGACTCCCGCTCTCGGCACCTACTCAAACAAGATCATTGACAAAATATCAACACAAAACCCATCATCCGATAAAAAGACATTGGTTGCAAATGAAAGCATCCTCCCAATGTCAATTGGTTAATCCTGATTTGTCCCTGTAAAGGATAGGAAGAAGACGATTTCAGAGATTGTATCCGTAGAATTTCGAGACCAAGCGCGAAGGCGTAGATGGAGCGTACATGATGGGCCCGCGGGGTAAGGCGGCAATAAGGGCAGCGGGTGAGATATTTTGATTATTTAAGTTTCATGAAATGGAAAAATTCAAAAAAATACTGAGCGAGGAGATGAGCGTGGCGAACGAGGTTATTAATATGACCAACGATGTTTATGCTCTAATATGCGAAAGTATAAAGAATAAAGAGTACGCTAATGACGGAACCGGTACGGTGAGGACGTCGTTCAAGGGGTGCAAGATAACAATAACATATGAATATCTTAACTTCAACACCCCGGAAGAGTACAAATATGCCTCAAACGGAAAACTTGGATATGGATGGAGTGTTTTCATTGACAAGAGATTGTCGTTAATGAGGGTTCAGATATGTGCTGTAAGCGGAACCATACAGAAAGACTTGGCGCTCGACACGATTCAGCACGAGATTGAGCATATCTATCAACAATGCTTGTCTCAGAAAGAATTTGGAGATTCTTCAAGATATGCCGGTATTAGGAAAGATATGGAATCGAAAGATCAAAACATATCCAAAGCGGGACGGATAATGTACGGTTGCATAAAGAGTGAACAGGAGGGGTATGCGAATGGCCTTTACTCGTTTTTAATGTCACAGCATGGACCAAAGGCTGAGGACTTCCTCCAAAAAAGCCCCGCTTGGGCGCTTTATGAGGAAATGAAGGATATCCTGTCAGAAGTTAAAACGAATAAGGTTCTTGAGAATTACTTGTTGACGAGATATGGCGCGACGGTTAAGGAACTTAAATATCGCGTAAACAATTTTCTAAGGAGAATCGCGAGGGTTGTCATGAAGGTAAATTACGACAAAATGTCGAAACAGAATTGGAGATAACATAAAATATTCGTATCTTTGTATCGTGTTTGGCCCGACTGCAGCGGGAACGAAGATGGGAAGGCCTCTTCAAGAATGCTTACTTTCCTCCAAATCGTAGGTTGGCACGGTTAGGTCTCCGGGGTTGGTTTCAAAAAGACCATTATGCGGGATTAGCTCAGTTGGTAGAGCGTTGGCTTCCCAAGCCGAAGGTCGCGAGTTCGAGCCTCGTATCCCGCTCCATTAGTTCATTGAAAATAATGCGCCTGTGGTGGAATTTGGTAGACACCCCAGACTTAATAAACTTGAGTGCTCTGAGGGAAACCTCGGATGTAGAACCTCCCTAATTCGGTGAAGCCTAAAGGAATACAAGTGGTTGAGACCCACTATAAAAACGGGTAAACTCATGGTAATACCGAGCCAATGTTAAAACCTTGAATTTATATCCGGAACTTCCTGCATTACTTCATAATTGGAAGCGGGCAAATTATTCAAGAGATAATAGACAGTGTGTAGAGACGAGATACAGGAGGGGCCTAAGTTGAAATTTTACAAGCGGAAATAGAATTTTAGAAGTGAATTGACACGATGCGGTTTTATCCGAGGCTTAAAGGCGCTGAAATAAGCTTGTAAATCTAGCTAGATTTCAATATGGCTAAGAGACAGTCCAGACCACAAACGATTTAGTGGGTATTTTGAAAAACCCTAATTTCTGTTCTCGCGTCCATTGTCTCGGCGTAGATAATGGTTTGAGGGCTAACAGAGTGCTATTTTGGTAGCGAAAGCTATAGTGGTAAGAGGATCTGGTACCGAAAGGTGTGAGGGTTCGAGTCCCTCCGGGCGCACAAAACTCCATTATATGATTTGTTATGCTTGAATTTAATGAGAAAGAGATATTTACTCGTGCTGAGGTGCTGGAAATAGCGCGAAGGAGCGCCTCAATTGCGGGTTATGACGCAAAAACCGTATGGAAGTTGGTGAATATGCTTGAGGGTCCCGCGATGTTTTCTTTTGACATACCGAATTGCGGGGTTGGGATAAGAAACCTACACGGGTTACTGAAATTCAACAACATCCTCGGAAAGAAGGAAGATATTTATGATGGATTTGATGAAATGTACCAATCGGTAGAATAGTTCATTGAAAAATAACAGCCGGCTTACGCTGATAACCTATACTTAGGGATTACAGACTGAGACACCCCGTATGCGGATAGGTGCCGGCTTTTTATATAGGCAATACGCCAAGGTGAGGGCCGTTTTAGAAACATTCTCCCTAAAGTGGTTGGGAAGGAAAGGCGGCAGAATATTGGATAAGGCGATTGGTTCGCGTTAGGCTTGTGAAAATCGTGCAGGCGGGGAGCCGAGTGTCCGTGACTTCGGAAATCGGACGCGTATTGTTTTTTTTGGAGAGTTGGCCGAGTGGTTTATGGCGGCGGTCTTGTTAGTTCGAGTGCCCTCGCAGGAATGCGAGGAGTAGAACCTCCCTAATTCGGTGAAGCCTTAACAGGTAATGCTGATGGTGACGCCGAGCCAAGCAGGCAGTTTTGCCGGGCGTGTGTAGAGACTTTACAGGAGGCGCCCAGAACGGGCGAAGACAAAGTCCAGACTACAAAGCGAAAGCAATGTACGTAAGGAAAACCGTTGGCCCCGAAAGGGGCCCGGGGGTTCGAATCCCTCACTCTCCGCTAAACAAATTGGGGATGTTTTGGTTTTGACAGCAATGCTGATGAGCCGTAAGCATGCAGGACTTTGTAGGTAGTCCTTAAAAAGAATCTTCGAACAATTAGTTGGCAACAACACTTATGCAATGGCTGCTTAATCTACCAAGTAGATAGGCTTAATCCATTCTCGCCAAGGCAGCGGGAGGACCATTGTCCTCGTGAATTTTTCCGCGATTGGTTCACATTATGAGGGCATCATTAGATTGCGGGCGGCTGGTTATTTTCATTCGTGTAGCCAGTCTACGTTCCAGAATGATATATTGGCTGCTTGGGCGAGTTTCCCACCAGCGACCAATGAAGCTTAAAGGAAACTAAGCATGTAGAAAGCGATTTGTTTGCTTGTTTGGACGAGGGATCGTGCCCCTCCATCTCCACATTTTATAGTGGACATTAACAGATTTGGTTTAATAGCAATATCTGTTTTTGTCCACATTATATATTTATATATAGTAATGTATAAATTATGGAGAAAAAAAGAAACTATAAAAGAAAAACCGTTTTAATTAAATGTGATCATTGTGGGAAGATGTTTGAGAAAGTTGAATCAGAAGTTAAACGAAATTCAAAAAATGGAAGGCATAATTACTGCTCACGAGATTGTTCCGTAAGGGGCGCGGCAGCATCTAGAACTGGAAAAAAACGTGGCCAAGCCACAGGGAAGTCCCTCGAGCATTTAAAAGAGATTTGTGGAAATAGAAGGGATAGGTATACTCCATATAGATACACATATAGGTGTATTAAAAGTCGATTTCAAGATATAGATATAACAATCGATGATTTAGTGGCGCAGTGGGAGAAACAAAAGGGTATTTGCCCATATACGGGCTACAGACTTATTTTACCCGAAAATGGCAACATTAAAAAAATTGATTTTTTCCATAGAGCATCTTTAGACAGAATTGATTCATCCAAAGGATACATTAGAGGCAATATACAGTTTGTGTCGACACCGATAAATCTTTTGAAGCAAGAACAAAACGATGCAGACGTCAAAAAATTTCTAAAAGATATATCATTATTCACGTCTAAATTATAAAAAACGGTATTTATATACAAATCAATAAAAAACCAAATACTTACGTTTATGATTGGAACAATGTTAACAGTAACGGTCGCCAGCCTGCTCAACCAATTGGTTATTGCAGTGCCGGCCATTATACTTGCTTCGAGCACATTAACATCCGCTCTTCAGGGTGTGTTCAATATCAAGGAAGGCAAGCTTGCACATATTTTGTCTTGGGTTATCGGCGTATTGACCGGTGTATGCTTCGTTGCATTCAACGGACTGACCTTCGGGGCCCCTGTTTGGCTTGACTATGTTCTTGGCGGAGTTTCCGGCCTTCTCGGTGCCGCGGCATCAAACGGCCTATACGATTGGGAGACATTGAAGAAGCTTTTCAATGCCATAACGAACATTTTCGGAAAGACGTTCCACGGAGAAAACTTCGAGCGGAAGCAGTAATTCGTGCATAAAAGAATTGACGAGGCTCCGCTTTGCGGGGCCTTTGTTTTTATCCATTTTATTTCGTATATTTGTGATCAAGCCGGAGTAGCTTCAATGGTAGAGCACCTGTTTCGTAATCAGGGGGTTGCAGGTTCGACTCCTGTCTCCGGCTCTTTTTTATAGTTTGTATAGATTTGTTAATTTAGTATGGAAGAAGTAAAACAGCCTGTTAATTGCGATTTTACCAATGTAATGGCAATAAAAACTACAATAAAGAAAGGAAAGGAAGAATTAGTCGATACTTTCCACAACCTTATAGAGGTTTTCAACAAGACAAATTACCTGACAGACCAGTTTTATATTTCTCTATTTTTTTGGACGTTCGGCGTCCCGTGGTCAAACGAACTTCTTTGGTTAAGGTTTGATGAAGAAGGGAATCCAAAAGTCAAAACCTCTTCAGAGGCCTCAGGCAACGACCTGTACCGCATTGACAAGGGCAGCATATCTCCGTTGTTCGAGAGGGCCATTTCCGTTGTAAAGGACACTGATAACACGTACGTATTGTTTTATCCGGAGGCGATTGTTTGCATATGCGTGTATTCCAAGAATGCGGTCATTAATAAGATAATGACGAACTACGGGCCGGAAGATATCCAATACATATTCAACGACATTAAGCCGTGGAAAGAAGATATTGAAACATCTAAGTTCCTGATGGCTGTATATAGTCCGAACGCTGGGATTTATACAAGGGAAGAGTCATTGGCGAAAACCGACGTCGATATCGAAAAAAACTATAACGACGAT